CAATGTTAAGATAAGATAGAGAAAATCCCAATTCCGTATCTACTACCCCGGAGCCTTGTTGATAACCTAAAATTCTAGTTCCAGCAAAAGTCGATACCGGATACGTGTCAATATCAGAGAAAGAAACTCCATTGTCGTCGAATAAGTCAAAAAGCGGTTCTTGATTAGAACTTGTTTTTTCTTGACTCTTTATCCAGGTAGTACCATTGTAATGATACATTAGGCCAGAATTTTTAACTCCTCGTCTAATCAGTACACATTCGTTGATTATTGAATCGCCGTCTGCGGCTTTCTTTAGATTGATCTGTTTTGAACCATTGTGTGTAATAAAATGTACTACATATATTTGATTATTGGCCAGGCTATCAGTATCGGCAGTGACCAATACTCTTGCTCCTTCAAACAAAGCTTCGCCATCTACAAGATAACCGCTGCTACCTTCTACTGTAGAAAACACGTCACTGGTAAAATCATCGATGTAGTCTACTGTCTGTTTAGCTAGGGCACCATGATTAAAAAGCTGTAGATTAGCTTTGAATTCTACAATTGGTCTTTTAGCACGAGAATCTTCAGTGGCTTCAAAACTCGAACCGTTAAATGTATGAGAATAATCTAATACACTTCTATGAAACCACCTATTATATCGCGACCAAGGATTTGAATCTACACTAGATCTATTAATGGTAAGGTAATCTTTTTTAGCAGGATATGCTGTTGCATCATCAAACGGTTGTGTGTCAAATCCACCGTTATCAAATAATATTTCGTCTATGTTGTTGCCGCTTAGGCTAGCAGATACGATTAAATCAGTGAATTTCGTAAGAGTGATTTTTTTTCCTACACCTTCAACTAACCACTTATCATCTAAATTTGAATATTTTTCAGGGCTGACCTTTCCTGAAAAATAGATTATCATGCCGTTAGTTAATGTAACATCATTACTACTGGTATAGGTTACTTTACCTAGAATTTCTTTTTCGACATCTATTTTTGTATTGGTGTCGACATCGGCTATGATAAATCTACCAACCCTGTTTATATCTGTGGTACTTTGATAAAACAGTACATCGGGAGCATTCATAGGAACTTCAAAAGTAACTGTTCCTCGTTCGGCACCGTTATTTGTAACTCCTGTATTATAATCAAACTGACTGGCGATACCAACATCCTCGACATATTCCCAATCCTGACTATTTTCGTCTATGGTGCTTCCGTCAGTAGAAGAAATGTTTGTTTTAGCTTTCCATAACTTTTCATCGAATACCACTAGCTCGCCTGGAGTATAATTTCTATTAGGATCAAATGTTAATCTTCCTATGTCAACATTGGTCTTGATAGTAAAGCCGTGTCCGGGAACACTAACTTGGAATTTGTATGTCTGTCCTCTATACAAAGTAATAGTTGGGTTATTAGACATACCGTCCGGCGTGAAAATAAACACACTGCCTGTACCAAGAGCTACTCTATAGGTACTGACAATTCTCTGGGCTTGTCCTGCAATGGTCACTGGAGGAGGGCCTGCAGGAACCCAATAATATTCTCTATAGTTAACAAACTTATCCCAGTCAATCGGCGGAGTCCAAGTATAATGATCTTGGCTAGTAACTATAGCATCGTATTCTTCTAAATTTCCGAAAAATTTAATTTGATTTTTAAAATCTAGATAATCGTAGAAGGAAGTTACTCTGTTATTTTCTTTAACAGTTACTCCAGGTTCTAACTGATATCGACTGCGCAGAGTATTGTCAGTATCTAGATATATGTCGGTAGGTACATAGGTCTTGCCATACCTTCTGCCGATATATCCCACAGTTTTCTGTAATGTTCCTGGCTGGACCAAAGGATCCAATACTGCCGATAGAAATTTACTATTGCTTTCGGTTTGAAAGATACTAGGTAGAAGTTCTACTGTTCTTCTAATAGGTAATCCGCTTTCTGGAAAAAATTCTTGTGCCATATTATGTGTTCGATACTATTGAATTTGCCTGAGCTCTTATTTCGGATGCGGAAATAGCAGTAACGATTTCTACATCGTCCACTGTAGCACCGCTAACGAAAATCTCATCGACCCTACTTTGTATTTCGAATAGACTACCAAAACTCTGAGTTGGCTGTCTAGGTACGATTATCATATTAGATATGTCAGGACTGACAGTATTAATTACATAAGTTATTAATTCACTGATATAAAATCTATCACCGAAGTCCCAATTATTAATATCGAAAAACTCGTTAATCGCAGTTATTATTCTTACTTTTAAATCGTTATCGTTGATTAATTTATTTGGATTTTTAACTACTTTAAACTTTGCCTGTAGTTTAACATCCGCGGTAGATCCAAATAAGACCTTATATTCTACAGGATGATAAATTATTTCATCGCTTACAGTTTTAATAAGATTTAACTTTGATCCAAAACTAATTCTTAGACTATCGCTATTCGGAGCTTCTGGTTCTGTAGCGACTCCTGCTAGATAATTTCTAAACTGTGTATCGTAATTTCTAGTCAGAATGTATACATCTATGATGTTACTTGAGCTCGGATCAATTCTTCTGTCTACCATAGCGTTATGAATATATTGGAACTTGAGTTTGGCTCTGCCTATGGCTGCAGAATAAGTTGGTTCTAAAATCAATGTATTGGTACTTCTATCAACTCGTTTGATTTGATCTTCATCGTTGTCCCAAAAATAAATCAGACGACCGTCGTAGTAGGTTGTTTGGTCAGTTAAATTAACCAAACTTTCTTTTTGTACGATTAGGATATCTCCAGCAGAATTATCAATATACTGTTTGATCTTATTGCCTAGGTCATCAGCGACCGTTTGGAAAAACAAATATTTTAAATCTAAATCGGCCCCTACTACTTTTTCAAAAGAATCAGGATTATCTATGACACCATCGTCATCCGAGTCAAAGAATGTGATCTTGATAGAGTCTGTGCTTTCGTAGCCGTCGTCAAATCTGATCGAATCATCGATCTTAAACTGTATATCAGACTTAAGTGGTAGTAAAAGATTACTGTCGGCATTGATCCCTAAAATCTTGATCTGATCATAGACTACTTTTCCTGTTTTGCTGTCGTAGGTCTTTGCCTTGGCATCAAAATAAAATCGATTCTGCTCTAAACTTGAGAAAATATAATCCAATCCTCTGACTCTTATCACATATTCATCTGCTTCTTTAACAAACGATATCAACCACGATGCGTCTAGGTTATTGTTAGTTGAATCTCCAGCTTTACCTAAACTGAAACTACTGAGCAAATTTAAATTAGCAGCGGTAATTAATTTCCATTCGCCGTCTGTAATACTATATCTAATTCCAAAATTCAAATTACTAAACATCTGATTAGTCATTTCATTTTCTAATGCAGAGGATAGGTTTGTAGTAAACTTGGGTACTATTCTGGATGCTATACTTCCTGTAGGAACGATATCACTAAACTGTATTGCACCTAATCCGGAATTTAAAATTCCTAGATTGCCGTTGGTTCCGTCTCCGGTAACTCTTACTACCTTGGTCCATATACTATCATTTTGTTGAGGATCACCGATGTCTGCTGGGACTATCTTGCCGCTCTTAAAGGCAAACCCCGCAGGCGGAACAAATTTAATCAATGCGCCTGGCAAAAGATATTTTAATGTACTGGTAGTATAAGTTCCTACTTTCAAAATAAGATTAACATCAGAACTATTGTAAAAATATCCTGTGGACAGATTCACATCAGAGGTAGCCATGTTCCATATTGTATTTTGATCTGTAAACAAAATCTTATCAAATTTTGTAAGGTAAAAATTATATACGTCAGTGTCGTTAACAGTTTCTTCTATGGTGCTTCTGATAAAGTTTAGAATTTCTATTCTGTTAGTGAATTTAAAAGCAAATGATCTTTCTATTTCTTCTTTGTATACGATGCCGTCATCGGCAAAAACATTCACAGAAGAATACTTTCCGCTGGCATCAATTATTTCGTAGTTCCGAGAAATGCCACTGCTAGTTCGATTAATAGATTTAATTTTTAAAATATTTTGAGAAGCCGTCAACGGGGCTAGATTGTAGTCTTCTCCCGTAACCATTCTATTTTGTGTGTAATACTGTGCCGGTGCATTTTGTCTAATAGCATCAACAGACTCGCTAGGTGCGGAGGAACTTACTGTGTATTTTAATCCCAGTGTTATGGTTAGTGTATGACTTACACCTTGTTTGTTAGCATACGGTATAGCTATAGTGATACCTCGTAGTTCGGAGGGTGCTATTTGATATGATAGACCGTTGCTGGTTCTATAATAGACTCTAAAATTTCCCTGAGGTAAGTTACCGTATACTCCGTCAGCAAACGCTAGATCAACTCTGTCATTTTCTTTAGTGATAGCTGTGTAGATATTTCTTATGTCGGAAGTTACACTATTATAGGCAATGTTACTACCTGTCAAGGCCGATACTTTGGTCCATTCATCTAACTGCACTCCGGCAGCACTTAGGGCAAACAACCACACGTCGTCATTGTTGATATTATTAGCATCCACGGCTACTATTTCATTAGTAGCGGGAATGTCTATAGAAAAATCAGCTAGTTCAAGAGAACCCTGTTTGAACATTAGATAAAATCCGGTATTGGCACTGGTGCCTCCGCGACCGTCATTTCTATAAACAAATCCTAGCTGATTTCCGGGAGTTGGTGATTCTTCGTAGATTTCTTCCTTACCTTTAAAACTAGTGCTGACTAGTTCAAAGGTCATGTTTCGCCCTGCCACTACCTTGCTGAACGTAAAAATAGGAACATCTGTCGATGTAGTCCTAAACCTATATTGTTCAGTTTGTATTCCTTCAATCACTGCCGAACCTTGGCTACGACCAAATTCTGTATTGTCTGCCATGGCGGCGTTTAGTACAGTAACGAATTGTTCGGCCCAATTTTGATTGGTTGGATCGTTCCAGATAATTGTCTGCTGGGATAGATTTTTACCGTTACTGTCTAAGATGTTTTCTGTGGTACTAACAGTATCAAATTTTAAAAGACCCTTGGCATTGATATTTCGTTTCGCATTATAGCTCAGCATCTTAGCAAGGCGTAGAACACTTTCCTTGCGCTCTGCTAGTTCGATAAAATTTTCTCTAGATGCTAGATCAATACGGAAGGCCAGGCTCTGTCCTAAAAATGCAATAGCATCTATAAGAGCCAAATATTCGCTGCTTTCTATGTAATCATTAAAGTCTTCTGGATAATTTTCTCTAAAATAGGAGATGATGACTCTACGAAGATTTTCAAAGTCGTAGGATTTGAAATCAGCATTTTTAAATGTCTGATATATCCTAGTCCAGTCCTCGTTTAGAATTAAATTATTTTGTCTAGAAGTTGTGGTCATAACCTGTTCCTATCACGTATTTACCTGTAAAAATTAACTGCTCAGTTAATGATATTATTTGCTCTGTCAAAGTTAAAAACCATGTTTTCGTTAATGTTAAACGGTAGATAAGTGACGTTAGCTTCTATCCTAATTCCCATGTCTGTGCTATCTATTAACACAGAATTCACAGTTACTCTAGGATCATAGTTGATTATTTCTTCAACGTTATCTGTGATTAATTTTTTAACTTCTTCAGTGAATTGTTCAAATAATAAATCCCAGATCACCGTACCAAAATCCGGATTCATTAACTTTTCTCCCTTACGGATATAAAAATGATTTATAATGTCTTGTTTGACCAAATCCATATCGTAGCTCTTGTAACCTTTTTTAGTCTCAGAAGAATTAAATCCCTTATAGGTAAAAGCTGCTAGACTATCACTAACAGATGCATTCACAGATGCTACTGATTTTTTATTATATAATTTTGCCATTATGCTTCTCTATCTGTATTGTCCGGTGTTAGTAGATCCGGTGCTTGATTTTCATGTAGGGCCCAGGGTTCGTGCATAGGAACACGCTTCATAATACTTTTCAGAGGATCTTTAACCGCGTAGCGATTTTTACCTTCCCACTTTTCACTAGAGCTGGTAACGATATTATCATGGGTGGAAAGAGGAACTACGGGTACACCCGGAGGTCCGTTTAGATGTATTTGAGCCGCGGTCTGTAATATAGCGCCTCCGCTGACTATGCTGGTTGCAAGTCCTGCTGTGAGCCTTCCGTCGGCGGCTGCATATATCTTGTATTCTTTTCCTGCTTCGGCATGAAAACTACCCGAAACTGCTTTGATATTAACATTCCTACCTGCTTCTAGATTTATGTCTCTGTCTGCTCTAATGTTCAAATCTGTTTCAGTGTGTATACTGATACTGTCCTCAGAAAAAATATCAATCTTACCGTTACTGGTTAATTCGATCCACGCAGTTCCTCTGGCATTACCTATGTAGATTAAATCTTCGGAATTATGGAATAATATCTGATGACCTGTTCTAGTTCTGATTCTAAAATATTCGTTGTAGGGAATATCAGGATCGCCCTTTTCTTTATTTTCAGTATCTGCATATTCAACACCGCCTTCCCAGGGTTTTTTCTTTCTCTGATACCTATCGTCACCATCATCCATTACTATGGTAGTACCGCCTAATCTGCCTACCGGTACTGGAATAGGACTCTTGCTCTGTTGTTTGCCGATAAACTGCTTTTTAGCTCCGTCCGATCTATCAAACGGTCCCGGAGTCGATATACCAAAAACTGCGTTAGGTACTCCTCTCCTACTAGAGGATGTTGTCACTCCTCTAACATCGTCTTCTAACAATCCTTGTTCTAAAAATCTATCAGCCACAGGATGAACAGGCTTTTTAATCTTGTCTACGGCCAAGCTCTTTTCTTGTTCGTTAGCCTTACGATTAAACTCTCCTACAGGCAACGGTTGCGTGGTGTCATATTTCTTTTTTTGATCAGCGGTAAGCTCAACATCTGTGGTTCCTCCGATAGCAGGAATCATTTGATTCATAAACCTACCAGGAACACAGCCTATGAAAAATCCTGAATCAGCACTTCCGTTAACAAACACAACCAAAACTGTGGTTCCTATCTCTACTGTAGGAAACCACATTCCGTAACTTTTTTGTGTGTCTTGAAAGTCCGGTTTATTCATTCCTAGATATTCGTAGGCAGTAACTCCGTAGAAGGGAGAAGAATACTTTATAGAATATGTTTGATTTAAGTTACCAATCGAATTTCCGTTTTCTCGTAACAGCGTCACTTCAAGCCCGCCCATAAAGGCGGGGTCAAGATATCCTACTACTTTTGCTAGTAGAATCCCCGAAGGTAATTTACCTTCGTCTTCTTTTACCGGACTGCGTTTTTCTTGTGCCATTAAGCCATCATACTCCCTGAAGTTTGTGTAGCTGGATCATCTGTTGGTGTGGTTTTTTCAGGTGCTACTTTCGATGTATCGTACATGACCTGATTTTGTTTATTAACTGTTTCTTGACCAACATAATCAAGTGCCTGATTAACCTGGCGAGCTAGATCTAAAGTTTGTGTAAAAGTTCCGTTACTGAATTTATTTTCCACACTCTTTACGTGATATATTCCGCTGAACGGTGTTACTGCTCCGCCGTTGGGAAAATTATACAATCCTCCCTGCCCTGTGGTTCCGAGATTTGGTTCTAAAGGATTTCTCCATGTTATATAGACAAATATCTGACTGCCTTCCCAGTTCATAGATCCGTCAGCGGTTATCTGTGAATTAGGTCCGTACTCGGCCAGATAGTTAGAATTAATACCGCTATCACTAAGGAAATAAGGATCGCCTAGTATTTCTATTTTTACACTAGTCATTTCGCTGCTGGCAGCAAAAGACTTATTAAAAGCATCTGCCACAATCTGCTCTACAGTCTTGTCCCCACTAAACGACGGAGCATTTAAATTTGGATCGGGCTTGACCGGCGGCGAGCCGTTTTGGCTAGTCGAGCTACTTGGGGCGTCTCCGGTTTCTATCTCCGCTGTTGGCGTCGGTTCTGGTGCGGGATTTTGCACATCCTTATTTGCCACATTGGCATTTTCCTGCGGCGGCCTAGGCATGATTCCCGTATAGAACATTCCATTAAAGGTTAAATCAAACCTTAAAATATCATTGTTTTGACCTGTGTAAAGATAGTCATATCTTTTACAAATTAT